GCCGGCCTGCACAATCAAGGCAACCGCATTCTCATCGTGTTCGACGAGGCCAGCGCGATCGATGATGTGATCTGGGAAGTGACCGAAGGCGCGCTGACGGACGAAGACACCGAGATCATCTGGGTAGCGTTCGGCAACCCGACACAGAACATTGGCCGCTTCCGCGAATGCTTCCGTCGTTATCGCCACCGCTGGAGCTGCCGGCAGGTGGACAGCCGCACCGTCCGGATCACGAACAAGGACCAGCTGGCCAAGTTCGTGGCCGACTATGGCGAGGATTCGGACTTTGTGAAGGTGCGCGTGCGCGGCATGTTCCCAAAGGCCAGCGCCAAACAGTTCATTGGCACCGATTCCGTCGACGAAGCGCAGAAACGCGTCCTGCGGGAAGAGCAATACAGCTTCGCGCCCGTGATCATTACCTGTGATCCCGCCTGGGAAGGCGACGACGAGCTCGTGATTGCCAAGCGCCAGGGCTTGAACTTCAAGGTGCTGCGCGTGATCGAGAAGAACGACAACGATATTCACGTCGCGCAGATCCTGGCCGGGCTGGAAGATCAACACGAGGCTGACGCGGTATTCATCGACGCCGGCTATGGCACTGGCATTGTGAGCGCCGGGCGCACCATGGGCCGCAACTGGGATCTGGTCTGGTTCGCTGGAGCATCGTCGAACCCGGGCTGCCTGAACAAGCGCGCGGAGATCTGGCAGGCCACGAAGCAGTGGCTGGAAGACGGCGGCGCCATCGATCCGACCGATCAGGTGCTGTACAACGATCTGATCTCACCCCAGACCGTGCCGCGCAACGACGGCAAGATACAGCTGGAAAGCAAAAAGGACATGAAGGCGCGCAAACTGCCGTCGCCTGGCCGCGCCGACGCGCTGGCGCTGTCCTTTGCTCGCCCAGTACGCAAGAAATCCCCCATGGAGCGCATGGGGCTGGCCAAGAAACAGGCCAAAGATTACGACCCTTACGCCAGCTAACCCGGTATTCGTTCAATCAGGCGCCGCCTCTACGATGCCATCCTTGAAAGGTAGATATTCCCATGGCCATCACATTCGTCATTACGGACAAAATCAGCGACAAACTGGAGATTACGGCAGAGCTCCAGCGCGAGCATTGGGAAGAGACCGCGCGCAACAAGCACTTGATGGTGCTGGACCCGGCCACCGAGATCTATGCCGCGATCGAGCGCGAGGGCGGGTTGTTCGCCGTCCTGGCCTATGACGGCGAAGAAATGATTGGCTATTCAGTCAACCTGCTGTCGGTCAATCTGCACTATTCCAGCCTGTACATGGCGACGAACGACGTGCTTTTTGTGGCCAAGCCATACCGCGTCGGCCGCACGCCCATGCGCCTGATCGACGAAACCGAGCGCGTGGCCGCTGAATACGGCGCGCGCATGATGCTGTGGCACGCGAAAGAGGATACGGCCCTGTCGCAGATCCTGCCGCGGCGTGGCTGCAAGGTGCAGGACATTATCTACAGCAAAGAGCTTTACCCCACCGAAGAACCACAGGCATAAGGAAATATCATGGCAATTACAGCGATTGCGACGGGAATCACGGCGGCAGCGTCGGCCTACTCGTCACGGCAGCAACGGAAAGCGGCGGAGGGCGCGCAGGACTTTGCCCAGAAGCAGGCGCTCAAGACCGAGAAGGCGGCGGAGCTGGCCAACAATAAGGCCAACCAGAAGAAACCGAACGGCGCCACATTGCTGTCGTCGAACCGCATGGCGGCACAGGGCGGCGTCGGCGGCACCATGCTGACCGGACCGAGCGGCATTGACCCGTCCGCGCTGTCGCTGGGGCGCACGACTCTCCTGGGCGGGGGCGGTTAATGACTATCTCCATGAACGACCGGCAGAAGCTGGTCATGCGCTGGAATGCCTTGAAGGCAGAGCGCAGCAGCTGGATTGCCCACTATCAGGACATTTCGCGCCACATTCAACCCCGATCGGGGCGTTTTTTTGTGCAGGACCGCAACCGCGGCGAGGCCAAGCACAACGCGATTTACGATTCGACGGGCACGCGCTCGCTGCGTATCCTGTCCGCTGGCTTGATGGGCGGCGCCACCTCACCGGCCCGGCCGTGGTTCCGCCTGGCTGTGCACGACAAGCAGCTCATGAAGGTGCCGGCCGTCCGTATCTGGCTGGATGAAGTCACGCAGCTGATCCTGACCGTGTTCCAGAAGTCCAATACCTATCGCGGCTTGCACAGTCTGTATCAGGAAATGGGCGCGTTCGGCACGGGCGTGAGCCTGATCACGGGCGACAGCAAGGACGTGATCCGTCACTACCCGCTGACCGCCGGCGAATACTGCCTGGCGCAGAACTGGCGCGGCGAAACCTGCACGTTGTACCGGGAATTCCAGAAGACAGTCGCGGAGATCGTCGGGGAATTCGGCCTGGACAATTGCAGCAACACGATCAAAACCATGTACGCCAACGGCCAGCTGGACAGCTGGGTGACGCTTATCCACGCGATCGAGCCGCGCGCCGACCGAGACACAGAGAAGCGCGACGCGAAGAACATGGCGTGGCGCAGCGTGTATTTCGAGCTGGGAAGCGACCACAATGGCGTGTTGCGCGAGTCCGGGTACAAGCGATTCCCTGGCGTGGCACCGCGATGGGAAGTCACAGGCGGCGACGTGTACGGCAACAGCCCGGCCATGGAAGCACTGGGCGACGTCAAGCAGCTCCAGCACCAGAACTTGCGGCTTGGCCAGGCCATCGACTACCAGACGAAACCGCCCCTGCAGGTGCCGATCACGATGGTCAATCAGGCAGTCGACATGCTGCCGGGCGGGATCAGCTACTACGACCCGGCCACCGCCAATGGCAAGATCCAATCCGCATGGCAGGTGAACCTGGACCTAAGCCACTTGCAGCAGAACATGGCCGAAGTCCGCCACCGGATCGGGGAGGCGTTCTATACCGACCTGTTCCTGATGCTGTCGAACATCGACAAGTCCGGCATGACGGCCACAGAAGTGGCAGAGCGGCATGAGGAAAAGTTGCTCATGCTGGGCCCGGTCATCGAGCGCCTGGACAATGAGGGCTTGAATCCGCTGGTCGACAACGCTTTCGATCAGCTCCTGGAGGCCGGCGCACTGCCACCACCACCGCAGGAGCTCAACGGCCAGGATCTGCAGGTTGTCTACACGTCCGTCCTGGCGCAGGCGCAGCGCGCTGTGGCCACCAATGGCGTCGACCGCTTCGTGGGCAACCTGGGCCAGATCGCAACGATGAAGCCCGACGTGCTCGACAAGTTCGACGCGGACAACTGGGTGGATGCGTACAGCGACATGCTTGGCGTCGACCCGAACATGATCGTGGCGGGCGAGCAAGTGGCCATGATCCGGCAGCAGCGGGCACAGGCGCAGGCGCAGGCAGCGCAGCAGGAGCAGATTAACCTGGCCAGTCAGACGGCGAAGAACCTGGGACAAACACCAACGGACGGCGGAAACGCTGCATCAAATGTGCTCGACATGTTCGCGCAGGGCATGGGCTAAAGGGATAAACAGAAAATGAGCGGATACAAAACAGCAGTTGCGGTACTCCTGATTGACGACAGTGGCCGCCCGATCGGCTTTAAGCAGAGCGACGGCGACGAAACATTCTTTCCGACGTTCAATGACGCCGGCACGCAGCTGGTTCTGCCTTCTGGCGCCACGGCGGCAATCGGTGGCGGCGCTGGTGTCGACGCGGACGATGTGGGCTTTGACATCATCGGCGCGTTCGGCCAGTCGAACATGGAAGGCAATCCCGTTTGGGACCCATTGATCGACGTGGGCGACCCCGGGCGCGTGTTCCAGTGGGCAAACTCCAGTGCGGACACAGCAAGTTACCGGCAGATCATCACGGGCGTCGACCCGCTCTACATGCCCAACGGCATCCGCACCGGCAAGACCGGGCTGGCCACCTGGGCCGTCAAGGCGTATCTGGGCACCATTCCCGCAAATCGGCGCGTGCTGATTGTTCCTGTGGCTGTCGGTTCCACTGCTATGGTCGGCAGCGTATGGCAGCCAGGCTCCCCGGGCGGTACGTTTTATGAGCGCGCCATTTCCGACGCCAATCTGGCTATTACCGCGGCCAAGCTTCTGTATCCGAACAGCCGCTACGTCGGCACGATGTGGGCGCAGGGCGAAGCGGACGGACTGACGGGCACGACGCAGGTGCAGTATTTCGACGCGCTCAAGGCGTTGATTCTGGGCATGCGCGCACGCATCACGGGCGCCGCAAACAGCTGGTTTGTCATCAGCCCGCTGACCCCGGAGGGCATCACGGGCCAAGCCGGTGAGATCCCAATTAACCTTGCACACATTCAGGCGGCCACTGAAATCGACAAAGTGGCGCGCGCGGCGCCGATTAGCGGTTATGCGGCAGGCGTTCACTGGACCGCGCCAGGCGTTCGCATCATGGGCACTCGCCTGGGTCTGATCATCAAGGCGGCCACCACAGCGGTGGGAACGGGCAGCGTAGTGGTAACACCTCCGCCGGCGGACACCCTGGCCCCAGTCCTGACCAGCCCGACATCGGCATCGACCGGAACGTCCACTGGTACGGGCACGGTGTCGACCAATGAGGCCAACGGAACATTGTTTGGCATTGTTAGCACGAGCAGCACGGCCACGGCCCCGGCAGTCAAGGCGGGCGCGTCGCAGGCGATCACTACCACCGGTGTCAAGACGTTCAACGCAACCGGCCTGGCGCCGTCCACACAGTATTACATTCACTTCCTGCAGACGGACGCCGCCGGCAACGATTCGGCAGTCGTCACCACGGCGGCATTCACCACTGCGGCGTCGGCCACTGCGCCGGCAGCACCGACCATCGGAACTATCACCGCCGGCGACGGTTCTATCTCGGTCCCATTCACCCCGGGTAGCGACGGCGGCAGCGCGATCACTGGGCACACGGCAACCGCATATCGCGTATCCGACAACGTGCAGGTTGGCCAAGCCAGCGGCGCATCGAGTCCGATCGTCGTCACCACCGCCAACGACGTGGCCGTGTATGCGAAAGTGAAATCGACCAACGCGATCAACACAGGCGCCGAATCGGCAGCATCGAACAGTGTCACCCCGGCCGCAGCTGGCGGGGGCGGCACCTTTACCACGCTGAACCCTGCGGACGCGGCTTCCGGCATCACGCTTTCGGGCGGCAATCTGACTGCGGCCGGCACTTCCGGTCTGAAATCGGTTCGCGGTATCGCCGGCAAGTCGACGGGCAAATGGTATTACGAGGCGAAAATCACAGTCGGCACCGTGGCGGTTATCGGTTCTGGCCAGAGCGACGCCGTGCTGACGACATTCCCGGGCGCAAACTCCAACGGCTATGGCTATTATTCGCTCGGTGCGCAGTATTACGCGAATACAAACTACAGCCCACAGGCCAGCTACACGACCAATGATGTGATCGGCGTCGCACTGGATCTGGACAACTACACGATCCAGTATTACAAAAACAACGTCGCGCAGGGAACGGCCAAGACGCTGCAGGAAACGACGGTAGCGGCGTGGATTCCTGGAACGGTCATGTTCCCGATGATCGCGCCAAATGCGTCGACGATCGTTGCAAACTTCGGCGGCACGGCATTCGCCTACACCCCACCGACGGGCTTCGCGGGATGGACGGCATAACCATGGAAGACTTCGACCCGATCGACACAAATCAGCAGGACGACATTCGCCGGCAGAGCGACGAGAAGCGCCAGCTGGCCGCCAAGCAGCAGAAGGAGGATTTTCTGTGGCTGATGCGCGACCCGCGCGGCCGGCGGCTGGTGTGGAAACAACTTTCTGACGCCGGCGTGTTTCTGCCAAGTTTCAGCACGGATGCGCTTACTATGGCATTCAACGAAGGCCGGCGAAATGCCGGGCTTCAATTACTCGCACAGGTGCATTCGCATTGCCCTGAGCTTTACGCAACCATGACGAAGGAGCAGCAGCCATGACCACAGCAGCCGTAGGAACCCCAGCCGCACCAATCGGATCAACCGCCGAAGCGCCAGCCACCACAGCCGTGGGCACGTCGGGCACCATGCTCGGAAGCCAGACCAGCCCAGCCAATCCGCCGCCCGGCGCCGACCCGCAGCCACCGGGCGAGCAGCGCACGACGCACGACCCGAAAGTGCCGGCCGATGACAAGAACCCAGCCAATACGCCAGTCGAAAAAAAAGACGGCGAAGAGAACGCGGACAGCGACAAGCCGAAGGCGGAAGGAGCGCCAGAGAAATACGAGCCGTTCAAGGCGCCGGAAGGTCTGGACCTGGACGACGTAGTAGCCACCGAGTTCAGCGCCGTAGCTCGTGAACTGAATCTGCCGCAGGACAAAGCGCAGCTCTTGATCGACAAGATGCAGCCGATCATGGCGCAGCGCCAGCTGGAGCAAGTGGAAAACATGCGCCAGACCTGGGGCGATGAGGCGCGCAAAGATCCGGAATTCGGCGGCGCCAAGCTGGAAGAGAACCTGACGCACGCCGCCCGCGCCATGGAGCAGTTCGCCACGCCGAAGCTGCGCGAGCTCCTGGACGAATCGGCGCTGGGCAACCATCCTGAGTTCGTGCGCTTCATGGTCAAGGCAGGCAAGGCGCTGGCCGAAGATCGTATTGTCCCGGGCGGCAATGCGACGAAAACGGGCGGTATTCGTTCCCTTGCCGATACTCTTTACCCTACGCAGGCTGTTAAGGCTTAATCACCACCACAATCTACCTGGAGCAATATAAATGGCACTTCTTTCAGCCGGCCAACTCACCCTGGCGGACGCGGCAAAACGCCTAGACCCCGATGGCCGTGCGGCCAAAGTGGGCGAAGTCCTTTCGCAAACCAATGAAATTCTCGAAGACGCGGTATTCATTGAAGGCAATCTGCCAACCGGTCACCGCATCGTGATTCGTACCGGTCTGCCGCAAGTCTTCTACCGCATGATCAATCAGGGTATCCCGACGTCCAAATCGACCACCACGCAGGTCGATGAAGCGGTCGGCATCCTGGAAGCACGTTCGCATATCGACGTCGAGCTGGTCAAACTGAACGGTAACGGCTCCGAGTTCCGCGCATCCGAAGACCGCGCGTTCATGGAATCGATGAATCAGGCCATGGCCACCGCGCTGTTTTACGGCAATCCTGGCACTGACCCACGCCAATTCCTGGGCCTGACTACGCGTTACAGCTCGCTGGCTGCAGGTAACGGCGCCAACATCATCGACGCCGGCGGCGTAGGCACCGACAACACGTCGATCTGGCTGGTCGTTTGGGGCGAGCAAAGCGTTTTCTGCCCGTATCCAAAGGGTTCGGAAGCCGGTCTGTCGCATCAGGACCTGGGCGAAGAGTCTGTCCCTGACGCAAACGGTAACTTCTATCAGGCTGTCCGCTCGCTGTTCCAGTGGAAGAATGGCCTGGCCGTGAAAGACTGGCGTTATATCGTCCGTATCGCGAACATCGACGTGTCGGACCTGAAAGGCCAGACCGGCACGCAGACCGCTGCTGCTACAACCGCCATCATCAATCTGATGGTGCAGGCACTGGATCGCATCCCGAACCTGGGCATGGGCCGCGCTGTGTTCTACGCCAACCGCAGTATTTATTCCATGCTGCGCATTGCTGCGATGAACAAGACCGGCAACGTGCTTGCCATCGAAGCGGGCCTGAACCAGTTCGGCACCGCGCAGCGCATGACTACCTTCCTGGGCGTTCCGCTCCGCAAGGTGGACCAGATCCTCAACACCGAATCGCGCGTTGTATAACGCCGGCTCAAGCTAAAGGAAATTTATTATGATTCTCGACGGTCTCCTGCTGCTGTCCGGCGCGGTTTCTGCATCTGGCGCCCTGACGGGCCAGGCAGTCAACGGCGCGGGCAACATCCTTTCATCCAACACGATCGACGTTGCGCCGCTGGCGCTGGGCGGCAACCAGTCCGGCGACTACGGTGCGGGCGAAGAAATGTACGTTGCGGTCTCGATCCTGACCGCGCCAACGGTCGGCACCAGCGTCAAGTTCCAGCTGATTCAGGCTGACGACGCCGCGCTGACGACCAACGTGCAAGTCATCAGCTCGACGGACGATTACCCGATCGCCAACCTGCCTGCCGGTACGATCATCCCGCTGTCGTGGGGCGCCGCTGCACCGTACGCGCCGAAGCGTTACCGCGGCATGCGCTACGTGAACACGGGCGCGATCGCTACCCTGTCCGTGATCGCTGCTGTGGTCAAAGACGTGCAGGCAGTCAAAAACATGTACTACAAGTCCGGTTACACGGTCTAATCAATCCGCAACGGGGCTTCGGCCCCGTAAGCATAGGAGCAACAAATTATGCGTAATTTCAAAAACATGCACCTGCTGGCCGCAATGTCCGGACTCATGTGCTCGATCAGTGCAGAAGGCACCGGCCAGTTTGCAGGCGGCAGCGACGAGAAGCCGCGCCAGCCAGTTCGCTATCGCGTCAAAGAGAAGTCGCTCATCGACAACCAGCTGTATGCCGAAGGCGCCGAAGTTCTGTACGCGGGTCTGCCAGGCACCAACCTGGAGCCGCTGGACGCCGAAGGCGAAGCACGCGCGCAGGAGTACAAAGACCGCAACAAAGTCCGCGTCGAAGAAATGATTGCCAATAACAAAGACGGCAATATCAGCGACACTTCGGCACTCATGCAGCGCATGATCGACCAGCAAAAGCAGTCGTCGACGGACCTGGAAAACCGCATGGCCAACGCCATCGCCAAAGGCATCAGCGAAGGTATGGCCGCCATCATGGCCAGCCAGCAGAAGCCGGAAGCGTCGGCCGATCGTCCGCAGTCGGAAGCACGCCTTGCTGACCGCAACGCCGGTAACTCGGTGAAGATGGGCGACGCCATTGGTGCCCGCGTCAAAGATGACCCAGAGCATGCCCCGAACAGCACCGACAAGGGCAATCAGGGTATCTACGAAGACGGCAAGCCAGCATCTGCCAAGCAGGCCGGCGCCCAGATTGCTGACGCCACCAGCGGGATCAGCGAGACCGAGCAACACGCCACCGGCGACAAGTCGGACAAGTCGACGAAGCGCAACAAGTAAGCCGCGCATCGCCAGCACTGGCGCAACAGTTCAACAAAAGGGGCGACTAAGGGTTGCCCCTTTTCTTTTTTTGGAGAATGTATGTCATCCGAAGTCGATATTTGCAATCTGGCGCTGGCTCACCTGGGCGACAGCGCGACCGTGGCCAGCATCGATCCGCCCGAAGGATCAGCGCAGGCTGAATACTGTGCGCGCTGGTATCCGATCGCGCGCGACTCACTGCTCGAGCTCTTCGACTGGCCGTTTGCCATGCAATACGGCACGCTGGCCGCCGTCGCTGCACCTGGCGCGCAGTGGTCCTACGCGTATGCCAAGCCATCGGACGCGCTGCGGATCGTCGAGATCATGCCCGCCGGCTCGATGGCGATGGGGCAAAACGGGATCTGGTACGCACCGGACGCGCTTTGCTGGATCGGCCACAACGCACGGGGCGGCAGCTTTGAGATCGGATCTGACGCGAACGGCAACGGGGTCATCTATTCGAACACGGCGGACGCGCTGGTGCGATACACGCGCGCGATCACGGACACGTCGAAGTTTTCGCCACTGTTCCGCGACACCCTGGCCGTCTACCTTTCCAGCTACCTGGCCGGGCCGGTCCTGAAAGGGGAAACTGGCATCAGCGTAGGGCGCGCGCGCAAGCAGGAGGCCATGGCCATGCTGTCAATGGCGAAACTGTCGTCCGCGCAGCAGCGCAGCCGCAAGTCTGACCACTTGGCTCCGTGGCTGGGGGCACGATAATGGGAGAGAACACGCGTACCTACAAGGCGACATTCAACGGCGGCGAGTTGACGCCGGAATTCTTCGGTCAGATTGCGGACGCCAAGTTTCAGAGCGGGCTGGCACTCTGCCGCAACTTCGTCGTCAAGCCGCAGGGGCCGGTCGAGAACCGCGCCGGCTTCGCGCACGTCCGCGAGGTCAAGGATTCCACCAAACGCGTCTGCCTGCTGGAATTCACTTACTCCACCACGCAAACCATGATCATCGAAATGGGGCACCAGTACGCGCGCTTTCATACGATGGGCGGTACGTTGCTGTCCGGCGCCGTCCCATACGAAATTGCCACGCCGTATCTGGAAGCCGACCTGTTCGACCTCCACACAGTTCAGTCCGGGGATGTGCTGACCATCGTGCATCCTGGGTATGCGCCGCGCGAGCTGCGCCGGCTGGGCGCGACGAACTGGACACTGACCTCTGTGGCATTCAACGCACCGATCGGGCCGCCGACGAACGTGATTGCGACCCCGAATATTCCGAACACGGACTATTTCTACAGCTACGTTGTCACAGCTGTGGGCGTCGACGGCCTGACGCAATCGCCATTTAGTGCCGTTGCGTCTTGTGACGCGAACCTGTTTGCCGACGGCGCCCGCAACGTGATCAGCTGGACGGCACCGGTGGGCGCGCCGGTCGGCACGTCGTATCTGGTCTACAAGAACGTGGGCGGATCGTTCGGTTACATTGGCCGCACCACAGGGCTGTCGCTGGCTGACGACAATATTGCGCCGGATCTGTCGGTGACGCCGCCACTGGCCGACCCGGTTTTTCAGACTGGTAATGATTATCCTGCCGCCGTGGCCTACTATGAGCAGCGCCGATTCTTCGGCGGCACCTACAACGCGCCGCAAAAGATTTGGGGCACTCGATCGGGCACGGAAAGCGACATGTCATTTTCGCTGCCGATCCGCGACGATGACCGCATTTCTTTCCGCATCGCTGCGCGCGAAGCCAACACGGTGCGGCACCTGATCCCGCTGTCGGATCTGCTGATCCTCACCAGTTCGGCCGAGTTTCGCGTAACGGCCGTCAACACGGATGCGCTCACGCCAACGTCGATCTCGGTAAAGCCACAGTCCTATGTCGGCGCGTCGAACGTGCAGCCGGTGATCATCAACAACAATCTGGTCTACGCTGCAGCGCGTGGCGGACACGTCCGGGAAATGGCCTACTCGCGCGATGCCAATGGGTATGCGTCGGGGGACCTGTCGCTGCGCGCCATCCACCTGTTCGACGATGACGACTTGGTGGACATGTCGTTCTCAAAGGCGCCGATCCCGATCGTTTGGGCCGTGAGCAGCAGCGGCAAACTGCTGGGATTTACCTACATCCCAGAGCAGCAGGTTGGCGCCTGGCACCAGCACGACACAGATGGCGCATTTGAGTCCTGCGCTGTCGTGGCGGAGGGCCGGGAAGATTCGCTGTATGTCGTCGTGCGGCGCACCATTGGCGGGGTACAGAAGCGGTTCATCGAGCGCCAGGCGTCACGTCGGGTCGAAGAGGTAAAGGACGGCTTTTTTGTCGACTGCGGCGCGACCTACAACGGCGTAGCGACCACAGTTGTGACGGGGCTTGACTGGCTCAATGGTAAGACGGTGAACATTCTGGGCGACGGCGCCGTGCATCCGCCGCAAGTCGTCGTGGGCGGCAAGGTGACACTGGACAACCCGGCCAGCCTGGTGCATGTCGGCCTGCCGATCGTGTCTGACATTCAGACCTTGCCGATGGCCGCGCAGATCGACAGTGCTTTTGCCCAAGGTCGGAAAAAGAACATCAACAAGGTGACGATGCGCGTGGTTCGCTCGAGCGGCATTTATGCCGGGCCCAGCGTCGACCGGCTCGTGCAGTACAAGCTGCGGACGACCGAGCCTTACGGTACGCCGCCGCGCTTGCGCACGGGTGAGGTTGAAGTGAATGTACCGGCAGATTGGCAGAGTGACGGCGCAATTGTCGTGAGACAATCAGAGCCATTGCCGATCACGATTGTTTCGATGACGCTCGACATTTCAGTTGCAAATTAAAGGAGTAGGAAAAATGGGGATTAATGCAGGGGCGGGGATGCCTGGACAGGCCGCCGGCGCGGCAGTATCAGCGATCGGCGCGTATTCCGGCGCGAAGTCGCGGCAGCTGGCGCTGCGCGGGCAGGCGTTCGTAGCTGACATGAATTCGCGCATGGCGGAGCGCGGTGCGCAGCAGGAGCTGGCGCGCGGCCAGGCGGAGGTGGCACAGCTTACGCGTCGCGCCGGGCAGGTGAAGGGGGCGCAACGTGCATCGATGGCCGCCAATGGCATTGATCTGGGCGAGGGTAACGCCGGCGAAGTGCTGACGTCGACAGACATCATGAAAGAGGAAGACGTCAACACGCTGACAGCCAACGCTGTGCGCGCGGCGTGGGGGCATCGCGTCGAAAGTACGAACTACGCGAACAGCGCGGTGATTGATCGCGCCAGCGCCGATTCCATCAGCCCGGGCATGGAGGCATTCACGTCGCTCCTCGGCAGCGCCACGCAGCTGTCGAAGACCTGGTATTCAGCTAAACAAGCCGGGGTCAAAGCTGGCGGCAAGAAAAAGGGAGACTAAGCCATGCCACAAGTTCCAACCTACGGCGGCCCACAGGCGTCGACCTCATCGGCCAGCGGCGCGCGGTTCTCGATCAAGCCGGTGCAGGACGCGGCGCCAGAGCAAATGCAACGACTGGGCGGCGCCATGGAGCAGGCCGGCGCAACGCTCAACAGCATCGAAGTGGACATGCAGCAGCAAGTCAATCAGGTGCGCGTCGACGACGGGCTTAACCGCTTGCGCCAGTCAATGCTGGACCTGACGTACAACCCGGAGAACGGATACAAGGTACTCAAGGGCGACAGCGCGCTGACGCGGCCGGACGGCAAGGCGCTGCCCGACGAGTACGGCGAGCGGTTCAAAAAGCACATTGACGAGGTGGCCGGCAAGCTGAGTAACGAAGTGCAGCGCGAGACATTCAACCGGCAGGCCGGCGGGCTCATGGCGCAATTCCAGTCTGGACTCCAGCA